TAACTGTAACAGGTTTTGGAATTACATCTTCTTTAGGAAGTGTAGTTTCAACAAACGAAGAGGGTTGGGGTAGAGCAGAATGGAATAATGGTGCATGGGGAGTACAATATTCTGTTGAACTATCTAGTTTAGAAATAACTTCTTCTGTTGGAAGTCTTACAACTGCCAACGTGGTAGATATAAATGGTTTAGAAATAACTTCTTCAGTTGGAGAAATATCTCCTGCAGATGTAATGGGAGTGACAGGTCAATCAATAACCTCTGCCATAGGAGATCTTTCTAATTCTGGAACTCTTGTTGGTTGGGGTAGAAATGGTTGGAGTGAAGAACCTTGGGGTGCTTCTGTAAATTCACTTGTTCAAGTAACTGGTGTTCAAGCGGAGGCAAGTGTTGGATCTATTACACCAGCAGATGTCATGGGATTAACAGGAGTTTCTGCAACAGCGAATGTTGGATCTATTACACCAGCAGATGTTATGGGATTAACTGGTGTTGAAACTACTCTTGATGTTGGAGCTTTATCTATTGTTGAAGGAATTACCTTAAGTGGTCAGTCATCAACAGCCAGTGTTGGTTCTGTTACGGTAGCTGATCAAGCGATCGGTTTAACAGGACAATCAGCAACTTTAAGTGTGGGTGATCCTACAATAACATCAAATCCAGTTATAATACCAACTGGACTTTCTTCAACTGTTTCAGTAGGTTCTATAACACCAGCTGATGTTATAGGATTAACTGGAGTATCTGCTACAGCATCAATTGGAGCAACAACAGTTGCAGATTTAGTTTTAGGTATTACTGGAGTTTCAACAACACTAAGATTAGGATTACCTACTATTATACCAATTTATGGAAATGTTGACACCGGGTCAAATTCATCTTATAGTGCCATATCAACAGGATCAAATAGTAGTTTTTCTGATGTGAGCACTGGATCTAATACAACACCAGGTTCAGTTTCAACAGGATCAAATAGTACTATTTCTGATGTTGCAACTGGATCAAATACAAGTTATAGTGACGCTGCATAGGAGATAAAAAATTATGGCTTCAACATACACGCCTCTTGGTAT